GCTCTTGAATAGATCGAATGAATAACCTATTATCTCCTCTATTAGTTTCTGTTTCTCTGATTTGTTACGAGTACCATCTAGATCACCATCCTTATAAATAAGTAGGTTATTACCCCCTTGCATTTTCTTATCACCTATATTTATTTTCTTCTTATAGTTTAAACACCTAGTAACTATATACTGTGAACCCGCCTTTTCAAATATAACACTTGCCATAGTTCCAGCATAATCATCGGGTCTATATTCAGCCCAGGTGTTTACACTGGACTTATCTTTTAGGGTTGAACCGAATAGCACCCAACACAAAGCGGAAGGTATAGATGTTTTACCAGCTCCTACCTTCCCCCTTATTATATTAAGTCCTGGTTGATCCAGGATGAATGCCATCTTACCTATTAAACTACCAAAGCCCTCTGCTTGTAACTCTTTAAAATTTACCATTGGATTGAGATTTTTTCATATATATATCATAACACTTTTCTGAACAAAATGGGGGATCTACTGGTAGTCCTTGACAGCCACAATCAAATTGGTTACAACACATCTGTACATCAATCTCTTCTCCACATTCTAAACAATTTCCTTTTACTATACTCATATTACTTTCTTTAATTAATTACTAACACATAAAATGAGGGCAACCACATCTAGGGTATATACATGTGGGTTCAACTTTAGCCTCTTCAAATTCTTCTGGAACTTGGTCATAAAATTCTATATCCCCATTATTTAGATAGCATTCTGAACAATCTTCTGGTAAGTCAGGGTTAAACCCATTACAATTGTCTTGGCATGCACATTTTTCTTTCATATTATTGATTCTAGTGATTTATTACGTACTATAATACCTTTCGCCCACTCTGGTAAACCCCATTCACCCCCTGTAACAATGTCCGCTTGCCTAACAGTTTCTTTTCTTTGTAAACTATGTGTATTGTACCAATAAGTAACTTCTTTATAGGCCCAATAATTACGGCCACTGGCATAATAATACCTATCAACAATTTCAACCTTCCAGCCTTCTAGTTTTAAATATTCTTCTATAGCCTTGATGAAATCTTCTTTAAGCATCACGTCTTGTCCAATAAATGGTTCCATATCATCTTCAATAGAATAACCTTGTTCAGGAATACCCTTAGAGTACAAATCCCATACTTTTTCTTCATTTGTCATATTACTTTCTTTAGTGATTCCTTTAATGCCTTTCTTTTAACCTTATTTACTATCTTCTTCTCTTTACAATAGTTCCTTGCTAGCTTACTACTAGAGGAATTGATATTAAACTTATTCTTTTTTATAGTGGTTATACCTTTATCTTTCTTAACCTTAGTCTCAACATAGAAATTCTTGTTATCTGGTGCTGTTTCCCCTGGTTCTAGTTCAATAAACTTCGGGTACTTATTAAAGGGAATGAACTCAACTTCTAGGTTCTTGTATATTACCCAATAACCCATATCACAATTGCGATCTGTAAATCTTTGTTGTTGAGGTGCCCCTATTTGAATTACAGTGGTTTTACCTATTTTCATTTCCATTGGTCTATGGATATGTCCTGATAACACTAGGTCAAATTTAGCTATTGCCTCTTCAAAATCATTAGTTGGCATGTGTGAGTGCATTACCCTACCATCTGTCTCTTTTACATTAGGCATAGTGGTATGTAGAAGCAAGACATTCATCTTGGATGGATCGATTTTTAATTTACGGATATGCTCTATTAGACCTAGATCATGAGTAATATAAGGTACCCCATAAACCTCTATGTCTCCAAAATTTTGGGATTTAAAATCTAAGCACTTGATACCTTTAAATGTTTTAGCTAGGGTATTTATATAAGAATAAGAAGGTTTACCTATTAGATTAGCATCTGATTGATCGTGATTACCCGAGATAGCATAGGTTGGTCTTTTATCATTTTTATATATCTTACCAAAGAAAGGTAAGGTGTCATGAAATAGGGCATTAGTTATATGTTTCTCCTTATCGAATAAATCACCCATAAAAAATTTATGGCAATCATAAGTACGGGATATAACTTCTATTCTCCTTAATACATCTATAGCATTGTCTAATCTCCTATTACCTTCGTTGTGTTGTCTATATCTAGTAAGATGTAAATCAGAAAAGGCTATTGCCCAAACATTCTTCTTATTTCGTACCATAAATTAGGTTCTTGTTTTATTAAATCCTCTACAATATTTACCCTTCTGTCCCAGTTCCATTGGTTTATCAGTTTTACATTTTGAATGGGCCTTGTGTTTATTATATACATAAATATAGTATTCACCATATCTTGGTAAGGTATATTATCTATTCTTATACCATCCCTTTCCCATATCATGTTATCCTCACTATTAAAATCTAGGAATATTTGAGTATAATAGTCCGGGTATGTTTCAATACAATCATTAAAGTATACCTCGGTATCATCGGTATTAACGTAGGGTGCATTTTGTAATAAAAAATAAACCATATTGTCTAAGGGTGATCTATCAGTAACAAAAGAATCTAATCCAACTATTAATTCCTTTCGATAAGCTAATAACTCTTCTTGAAATTCTATTCCCCACTTAGGGGTTAGTATACTTCTCCTTACTATATCTAGGTGGCAATCTATTTTATGTTTTTCCCATAATACTTTGGACGATCCCTCTACAAAAGGTATTCTAAACCTTTGGGATATATATTTGGCTAGTGTGGTTTTACCCGTGCCTGATACCCCGGATATAAATATTTTCATTATAATATTTTTTTGAATGTTTTTAAGAAAGAGTCTTTAGTGAATGAATTGATATCATACTTGGAGGTTATGATACCCAGTTCTCTTTTATCTATTTTATCACCTTTGTTTATTTGTATATTTACCTTATCTCCTTTCAAATACCTACGTGCAAAGTGTCTTAAATCTATAAGAGTTCTATTCCTATAGAATAATTCTTCAGCTTGACTACGGGTAAATTTATTCATCTCCTCGCCTGCACCCTTTATATAATTAAGTATACTTCCATACTCATCAAGGAATTTACGGGCTCCCTTTACGCCAATGCCCTTAGCTCCTGGAATATTATCAGATTTATCCCCAAGTAATGAAAGCCAATCCACACATTCTTCTGGGCTGTAGTTATATATTTCCTGTACATTCTTATGTGTGATCCTCTTATTTTGCCAGGGGTGCCAGATACTAACATTGGGTGATAGTAATTGATTAAAATCCTTATCTGTTGAAACTATTACTACTGACTCTCCTAATCTTTTACATCTCCTGGCATGTAACCATATAATATCATCCGCCTCTTGATCAAATTTATGTATCACCGGTACACATAAACATTGGAGTATAGCCTTCACCTCAGTTTGTTGCTTTACGAAGTCATCCATATCAACAGACCGGGCTTTTTTAGTTGCGGTTCTTTGTCCTTTATATTCAGGGTAAGCTTTCATCCGGTGTTTGTTCTTCTTACCATCAAAGACTACCATTACATTATTCGCAGACTGGAGATCTATTAAAGATCTCAAGATATAGGGGAAACCATAAATTGCTGAGGTGCTTTCCCCGCTTCTGCTTTTGGTAGTAAACTTATGAAACGCACGATAGAGGAGGTTATTCCCATCTATAATCAAATTCTTTACCATGTTTTTAGTTTGTAGAAAAGGGTTGCTATCATGTGATTAGCAACCCTTTTAATTAATAATAAATATAAGAAAAATTAAAACACCTAAGATTCCTTTTCTAAATCAGTTTTTGATACCGAGTCTAGGGCAAATAAGTTGGTAGTTATTTTAGCCATCTTATCCCTTGTCCTGGATATGGTGTTAACCCCAGACTTACGGATTAACTTCTTTCTAAGTTTAGCATCATCCTTAAGTACTTTAGTTAAAGCATTTTCACCATTGGCTACCATAGTAGTTCCTAAATAATACCTAGAAGCTCCGGGCTTTTTCTTAAGTACCCCTCTCCTTAATAAGACATCAGCAAAATTGAAATACTTACTAAAACCTATTGGTTCACTGTGTTCTGGGTGGAAGTATACCTCTGCTGCTTTGATAGTTGGTTTAGGTGGAGCTACCTTATTTTTAATAGCTCGTACTGTAGTAACCCTACCAACCCTATCCTCATAACCATTAACCATGGCTTTAAGTTGTTTACCTCCGTACACCCCTATTCTTTGTGAGGCATAAAACTTAGTGGCCTTACCCCCGGGTGTAGTATCCGGATCTTCATATTTAGAAGCACCTATCTTAGACCTTAATTGGTTTATAAATATAACCGATACTCCTAACTTCTCCCATAAAAGGTTTCTACCTCTTATGAATTTATCCATGGCCTTAGCCCGGTTACCCATCTCCGCTTTAGCTTCCACATCACTCATGTTTCTATTTGATAAACAATCTAATGCAGCAATAGAATCCACCACTAATAATATGGGTTGATTATTTGTAAGCTGTGATCTATAATACATACCCATGTCCATAGACCAATCCGATATATATTCTATAGCTTTCTCATTATATAATTCCACCTTATCAAGGTCTAAACCATTTTGTAATGCCCAATCCCTAGTAAATGAATGTTCAGCATCTGCCCATAGTACCTGGCCCCCAAGTGCTTGACAACAGTAGGCAAAGTCATAAGCAAGTAGAGATTTACCTGAGCTTTCTTGCCCAAATAATTCTAGGATCTTTCCGAAAGGTATCCCTCCACCGAGTTGGTCATTGAATGCTAGGAACCTACTTGGTAACCATAACATATCTTCACCTGATACCACTATATCATTAGCATTCCCAGAGCCCTCGTATTTTTTACGGAGGGCATTCTGGGTTTTTACTTTTACTTTAGCTGGTTTCTTACCCATCTATTATATATCTTTCTTTCTTCTGGATTTCTTTTTCTTGCTTGAGGTTTTGTCAGAAGACTTAGAAGATTTCTTTTTCTTTCTTCTGGGTGTTTCCTCTTCTTCCTCATCCTCATCTGTGAAAGCAGTTCCTAAGAATTGGCCTAGCTTCTCTTCTGTTTGTTCATAGGTATCTACCTCTTCTCTAATTAATTCATCCAAGGAAATGTCTTTTCTAAATTCTTTAGGTAATGGTGAGTTCTTACATGGCATTACTGAATAAGATGTATCAGTTTTACCCTTACCTTCACGTGTGATCTTTAAATCATAACCTTTAGATGGGTCGGTCATATCTCCCCAATCATCTTCATCTAAGTATAAGTCAATGATCTCCTGGTATAGCCCATTGGTAATCTGTAGTAACTTACCAGTGTCATCGGTATTTACCTTCTTACCTTTATCATCCGTGTATACTAGAACGGGTATAACAAACTTCCTACGGGGTACTATCTTCTTGGCTATTTCCAAGTCAACATCATCCTTAGAGTTTTTAAGCTCGTTGTACTTATCATAGATAGCACATGATTCATTAAATGTTTCTGGAGATATAACACCTTTAATTGTATCTCCCAACCAGAACTGTGTAATCTCTCTAGCAAAGTCATTGCCTTCACCCACTGGTAGAATCCTTACCCTTAATGTACCTTCATCCTTTTGTCTAAAAATGTTTGATCCTGAACTTCTTCTTTTAAGTTCTTCCTTCTGTTCCTTTAATCTCTGTTTTAAGGTCTTACCAGTTTTACTCTTAGTTTTACCGGATTCCTTCTCTCTTACTCTTTTTGCCATAATCGTGTTTAATTTATATTTATTAACTAACTTAACTTCTTTTCATCCCTAGTGTTAGCGGATAGGGTTTGTATTAGAAAACCCCTTGAATTAAAAGATTCCACACATGCATGTATGATCCCATGATTTTCTACTGTTTTTGTATAATGTTTCAAT